GCCTCAGGCCAGCGATGCACCACAGGACGGCGCTGACGCTCCGCCCGCTCCCGAGGGGCAGCAAGCCCAGCCGGGGCAGGCGACTGCGGAGGACGACCCGGTGGTGTTCGAGGGCTACAAGCGCAGCGAGCTGCAGCGCCTGCTGGGCAGCGCCGCCAAGGTGGATTCCCTCGAACAGCAACTGCGCAAGGCCAACGGCAAGATCGGCGAGCTCAACAGCCGCCTGCAAGCCCCGCCTCCCGCAGCAGCCCCGACGCCAGCACCGGCGCCCGAGCTGCCACCGGAGTTGCAGCAGTTCGAGAAGGACTACCCCGACGTTGCCAACTACGTCCGTGCCCTGGGCATCACGCCCCAGCAACCACGCCAGGAAGCCCCGCCGGCTCCCGTGCAGCAGCCCGTGGCCACGGGTGGCGAGCACACAGCCCCGGCCGAGCATGACCCTGCAGCGCTGGAACTGGCCGTGCTGGACCGCATGCACACAGGCTGGCGCGACAAGGTGGGCTCGCAGGAATTCAACCTGTGGCTCACCGCACAGGGGGAGCAGGTGCAGCAGGAGTTCGCGGAAGCGGGCACGGCTGACAGCCTGGGCGCCGTCATCGGCAAGTATGACCAGTGGACCGCTGCGCGAACCGCCGCCGCCGAAAAGGCCGCGAAAGGTCAGCAGCGGCTCAAGGCTGCCGTGACGCCCAGCGGCAACGCGCCGCGCCCCCAGACCGCGCCTACTGAAGAGGAAGAATTCTTGGCCGCCTTCCAGGCCACCGTGGGCCAGCGCTGACATAGCCAGGCCCGAAGGAGAACATCATGGCTCAATTTGAGAGCGGCACCCCGGCGCCGCGGATTGGCAAGATCAAGGGCGACATCCTTGGTCATGCCGTAATAAACGAGGTGCTGGGCATCACTGGCCAGCAGCGCGCGCTTCCCAAGAACCAGGGCAAGACCATCGTGCACCGCCGCTACCTCCCCTGGGGTGCAGCGAATACCGACTGGAACACCCGCAACCGACCCAAGGCGGACCCGGTGGCTCACGAGCTGACCGAAGGCGTCACGCCCGGCGCTGACACGCTGGTGCCGCAGGACATCCAGGTCACCATCAAGCAGTACGGCTGCCTCTACCAGCTCACCGACCAGACGGTGGACACGTACGAGGACGACGTGCCCGCCGAGATGAAGAAGCAGTGCGGCGAACGCATTGCCCTGGTGCGCGAGATGATCCGCTACGGCGTGCTCAAGGCCTGCACCAATGCGTTCTACGCGGGCGGTGGCGCCAGCCGTGCAGCGGTGAACGCGAAGATTGGGCTGAACCTGCTGCGCAAGATCAGCCGCAACCTGCAGGCCAACCACGCCAAGCGCATCACGGGCATCCTGGCTCCCTCGGTGATGGTCGCCACGAAGCCCGTGGAAGCCAGCTACCTGGTCTTCGTGCACACCGATGCCGAGGCTGACATCCGTGATCTGCCGGGCTTCACGCACGTCAGTGCCTACGGCAGCCGCAAGCCGGTTCACACCCAGGAAATCGGCTCCTGCGAGAACTTCCGCTTCATCACCAGCGCGGAACTGGCTCCCTATGCCGGCGCAGGTGCAGCCATCGGCAGCACCGGCCTGACGGGCGCGACCAACGTGGACGTATACCCGTTCATCATGGTCGGCGAAGACGCCTGGGGCCAGCTGGCACTGCGTGGCTCCGACTCCATCGACCCGACCTACATCCCGCCCGGGGTGAAGGACAAGAGCGATCCGCTGGGCCAGCGCGGCTACGTGGGCGCCAAGTTCTACATGGCCTGCACCATGCTCAACGAGGGCTGGATGGCGGTGGCCGAAGCCGGGGTGACCGCGCTGTAAGGCCAGGGAGGGCTTCGGCCCTCCCTCCACTCTGAACCTCAACTCCCACGGAGAACCCATCATGGCCGACAACACCGCGGGCCAGACCCGCACCAAGACCGACAAGCAGGACTCCCAGAGTTCCGCCCAGGGCAAGGTGGTCTACGACGCCACCGCCATCGTCGCGGGGGACACCACCCGCGTCGAGACCGGCTTCAAGCCGAGCCAAGTCCGCTGGATCAACGTCACCGACCGCGTGCAGATCGAGTGGTTCGAGGGCATGGCCGCTGGCTCCTGTCTCAAGACCGGTGCTGATGGCGTCCGCACCTTGGACGCTGCCAATGGCATCACGGTCGATGAACGCGGCTTCCGCGTGTCGCAGAACGCCACCCTGGCGGCCGTTCTGGCTTCCAAGACCTGCGTCTACGAAGCGCGCACCTGACGCACCCGCGTGGCCTTGGGGTATCCGCCCCGGGCCACCTCACATCCCCGCAAGGACATCAACATGGCCACCACCCCCCGCAAGAACGAAACGGACGCCACCAACGAGTACCTGGGCGCCACGCCTCCGATGGAGTTCGGCATCGTGCCCGACTTCTCGCCCGAGATCATCGACAGCCCGGTGACGCTCAAGGATGCTGAGCTGGAAGCCTTCATGAACGAGCCTGTGATGGTCACCGTGCTGTCCGGCGGCCGCGACAACGAGGCACCGTTCGTGCAGGTCTCGGTGAACGGCGTCATCCAGATGTTCCGCCGCAACCGTCCCATTGTGGTCAAGCGCAAGTTCGTCGAGCGCCTGGCCCGCGCCAAGGAGACTGGCTACGACCAGGAGCTGGACGACCGCCTGGGCGAGCGCATGAACGTGGTGCAGCCCATCAACAGCCTGCGCTACCCGTTCCAGGTGAACCGCGACGACAACCGACTGGGCCAGGCCTGGTTGCGTTCGATCCTCGCCTCCTGACCTGAAGTCCCGCCATGACCCTCGACGACCTGATCAAGCAGTACCGGGCCGACGCGCTCGACCAGGGCCGGGCCGTGGGCGGTGGCGACAGCGATGTTTTCTGCACCGATCCGCTGCTGACCATCTACGCCAACGAGGCCCAGGTCGAAGCCTGCCGCCGTGGCCAGCTGCTGCGCGATTCGGTCTCGCCGATGTGCCGCATCGCCTTCTTGGCCGGCGCCGAGACGGTGGACCTGGACAGCAGGGTGGTGCGCATCCTGCGCGCCTTCATCAACGGCCAGGAGGTCGGTGAGATCTCGGTGGACGAGATGGACTGCTACCACCCCGGCTGGCAGTTCCAGGAGCGCCAGGACGTGCCGCAGCGCCTGGTGGCCGGCATGACCACTGGCAAGCTGCACCTGTGGCCCAGGCCTGCAGCAGACGGTGAGCTGCGCCTGACCGTGCAGCGCCTACCGCTCAAGCCCATGCGCATCTGCACGGACAAGCCCGAGATCCGGCCCGAGTTGCACTTCGCCCTGGTGCACTGGATGCTGCACCGGGCCTACGGCCGCGAGGACACCGACATGCACAACGATGCCAAGGCCGCCGTGGCCCTGGCCAAGTTCGAAGCGGAGTTTGGGCGCAAGGCCAGCGGGCGCAATGAGGAGTGGGTGCGCTCGCGCGAGGTGGGTGTACCGGGGCCGCTGGCTTGAACATGGAGAACCGCATGGACCCGATCGAGAACCTGTATGCGGCCGCGCAGACCGCCACCGTCAAGGCACGCCCCGGCCAGGACATCCCGGAGCACCTCGAGCTGCTGGACATCGAGATCGCGCATCAGGTGTTCGGCCTGTCCCGCGAAGCCATCGACGCCTGGCCCTGGGGTGCACCGTTCTTCTCCAGCGACCGGACAGCGGCTGCCGATGTGGTGGGGCGCATGCTGACTGGCCCTGACCGCCAGGCCTTCGAGCAAGAGCTGGAGCAGGCCGCCCGGCATTGGGGCTGGGGCTCAACGCCGGATCACGCCGGCACGGCCACCTTACTTTTGGTGCTGACGCCGGACGAGATCTGCAGGGCCGCGCTCAAGGCTCTCCGGCAATCTGGCCGCGTAGAACCGACTTGAGCACCTGGTACGGGTCACCCTTCACGCCGTAGAAGAGGTGGGCCCGGTTCTGTTGCACCCAGGTGTAGAAGGCCAAGACATCCACGGCAGTGCGTTGATCGGCTGGGCGCTGGCGCCAAAGCAGCCGCAGTTCGGCTTCGCGGTCAGCTTTTTTTCATATCAGCTTTCGAGCTTTAGATAGCGGGCAAACACCTCGTTGATGCGGTGACTATGAGCCGCCAATTCCACTCTTAAATCGCGCTCTTCACGAATTGCGCTCGCGCGTTCATCGTGGACTGTCAAGGTATCAGCATCTCGGGATGCGCGCCCGAATTTGACAAGTAACGGCCACAGCTCGGCGTTTAAGTATTCAAGCACGTCATTCTCAAAAAGCCACACTGCGGGGTCTATCCCCTCCTTATAGGCATCCTGCACCTCCTCGCGCTGGTAGTTCATAAGACCCGTCGAATCTATCGCTCTACGCGCTGCGTCATATACAGCGACTCTGCGATCAAATAATTCCAGCTTAAGTTTGTTTTTTGCGGTTTTGGCAGCAGCTGCGGCAGTAGCCGCCTGCTGTAGTGCGATTCCCTCCTGAATCCTCCCGAACTTGTGTGCAACCCATGCGCCAACACCTGCCGCGAGCAATGCAGCAAGCAGTGGCGCCAACGCCTTGACAACTTCGAGCCACAAAGGCAGAACTGTCGGTGTCATCCAATAAGCTCCCATTGATGTTGATGCCCCCACTGGGGTTCGACGCGCCGACAGCATATCCGCACACTGCCATGAGCAACTCCGCAAGGAACACTCATGGCCACCAATCCCCTTCTCGAAGCAGCCCAGCGGCGTGACGCGCTGATCAACCAGATTCCGGTGGGCGGCAATCCGCAGGCGCCCGCTGCCGACGGCTCCCAGTCCAACCCGCTCAACAACGACTTCGGCCGCAACCTGGCCGCGCTGCCCAGTGCGGGCGGCATCCCTGGCGCCGCGCTGCGTGGTACTGGCCTGGTTGCCCGGGCCTTCGGGGCATCGCAGCCGGCCATGTCGGGGCTGGGCCAGGCCGCTCAGGCTGCAGCGCCCTATGCGCCCGTGGTGGGCGGTGGTGCTGCGCTGGCGACTGCTGCTGGTGCCCAGAGCCCAGCACCTGCCAGCTCGATCACGCGCCAGTCCAATCCACTGGTGGCTGCCGCCATGGCGCAGCAAGCGAGCGCGCCCGGCACTCCAGGCTCCCCTGGCGCTGCAGCTGCGCCCATGCCCGGACCTGCCGCACCTCCTGGCCCGGCCAACATCACGCGCGACGGCAACAGCTACAGCGGCCCCGCTGGTATTAGCGGCGACATCACCATCAACGGAAAGCCCCCTGGCGGCACCATGAACTCGCTGCCCAGCGGGGCGACGCCCGGATCGCAGATGCAGGGCATCGCCCCCGGCCTGTCGACGTCGCTGGGCAACCCCCTGGTGCAGGCCGCCATCGCCCACAGCGGCAACGACTGGGCCTCGCGCAACGCGCTGCGTAATGCCGAGGTCTCGGCCAGCTCCATCAAGAACACTCAGCAGTGGGGCGGCCGTGGCGCTGAGAACAACCCCGCTGTGCAGAAGTACCAGGCCATGCTGGCGACAGACCAGGTGCTGCAGCAGGCCGCCCCAGGCCTGCAGGCAGAGGGCATGCGCCAGGGCAATGCTCTCGTGCGCGCCGCAATGGACCAGCAGGGCCAGAACCAGCGTGCAGGCATGCAGGCCGGCCTGACCCAGCAGCGCCTGGACATGGACCGCGAGACACAGGGATACACGAACCGTACGAACCGGCTGGTGGAGGCCGCGCGCAATCAGGTGGCCCAGCAGCAGGACCCGACCAAGCGCCGCAGCCTGGTGCAGTACATGCGGGACATCGAGGGCGCGCAGACCCCCAGCGATTGGGATGTGAAGGTCACGCCGACCACCAAGAACCTGGACGGCTCGACTTCCATGGGCAGCGTCATTCGCCACAACAGGGCTACGGGGCAGGTGGAGCAGGTGCCGATGGGGCAGGGTGGGCCTATCTCTGTGACGAGTCAGGCGCAGTTCAGTGCATTGCCGCCTGGCACGTTGTACACGGCACCTGACGGACAGCAGTATCGGAAGAATTAGTTGATGGGGGTGGAGTTCTTCTTCCACCAGCCGTCTTCGCCATAAAGCCGCATGCACGCAACCCCAATCAACTCCGCTGCCCTGGTGCTGCGCGTGTCACCTGCCTTCTTCGCTGTGCACTCTGGCCCGGACTTGAACCCCAGCATGCCCCGGCCATCTCCCTGGGGCACGGCCTGAATCCCTCCCGGGTGCTCAGCGCTGCAGACCTGGAACACCGCCTGGGCTGCGACATCGTTCTGCGTCCCCGGGAGCTTGTCCAGCAGGCACGTGGCCATGTTGGCGGCCAGGGCGGGGGCGGCGAGTGTCGACAGGAGCAGGGCGGCGATGGAGCCAAGTATGGGGTGCATGGGTGTCCTCCTGGCCGCAAATGTAACCGCCCGGGCTTGAACCCGTGCGGCCGGCCACCACATGAAAGCTGGTAGAAAGACCAGTTTTTTGCTGCCCGGCCGGTATCACAAGTGGCCGGGCACTGCTACAATTTTCCGTACAGCACTGGATGTTCATACAGCTATCGAAGGAAGGAGGTTGACTATGGCTTACTCTGCTTACGCTATCGCCAACGCATTCGTTCAGAGGTCGCTGGAGGGCAAGCTGACCGGTCTGTCGCCTATGAAGCTGCAGAAGCTTATGTACTACGCACAGGCGTGGCACCTTAGGGTTATGAAAAGGCCGCTGCTTGACGACAACTTCGCACGATGGAAGTTTGGCCCCGTCATCCCATGCATCTATCACGAGTTTAAAAACTTTGGCTATCAACCAATAACTGCCAAAGCCACAACCGTTTCCGTAGAAGGCATGGAGTTGAAGTATGACGTTCCGGAGGTTCCTGCTTCCGACAAGACTTCTTGGGCTCTAATCGATGCCATTATTCAGCGATATGGGTCGATAAATGCTCAAGTCCTCTCGGAGAGAACGCATCTTCCGGGCTCTGGTTGGGCGGCTGGTCTTGCTGATGGCGTTGCTGACGGCAGCGTCATTACGCACGAGCAAATCCTTATGGATCAGACTGTATAAATCTGAATGGTTGATCATCCGCCAGATCAGCTTAGGAGTCGTGCGCTAAGTGCTGCGGACTGGCTGAATGAGATCCCTCTCAGTTCTCCTCCGGCTGCACCTATCCCACCAGCCTCTGCGGCAGAGGACGTTCCGCCTGATCCCGAGCAGGTCGAGCATGCACTTGAGCAGGCGATGGCCACGGAGGCTGTCGAAAACAGCAAACAACGTCGACAGCTTCAGTTCAATTATTCTGAAAAAGCTTACGGTTTGGTTTGCGGCTGTCTGTTCGGCTGGGCATGTATGTTGGCTGCTAGCGGGATGGTGAACGGTGTTCGAGGTCTCCCTTTGTGGAGTGACAAGGTGATCATGGCGGTAACGACTGGGGTTACTGTGAGTGTTCTGGCTGCCTTCCTCAGCGTCATTCGAGGACTCTTCAGCGATGCTGCATTGAATGGCCATGAAAAAGGTCAAGCAAAACAGCCAAAGAAGTGAAGCCCGCCCCGCGCGGGCTTCGTCGTTTCTGGGCAACAGTTACCTGAAGAACCCCCGTGGAGGGTTCACGACCTTGCGCCCGTGGCCTGTACCTTCAAGGCCCATGAGCAACGGCAACCCATACCCATCCCCATGCCCGCTGTGCAACCAGACCACAGAGGCGTACTCCGAGAACTATGACCACTGGACGCACTACTTCTGCCCATCGTGCCGCGAGATCAAGGTGAGCCATCTGGTGATCAACCGCCTGCGCGCCGAGCCTCAGGAACTGCGCGAGCAGCTCTCGCATCAGGCCGCCGCGCTCCGTGTTGGTGAATACCTCCGCTTCGGACAGGCGAAGGGGCGGGGCATCCAACTCGAAGGGCAGACGGCCTGGCATGCGGAGGTGCGGACGCGGCCCGTGTGAGGCTACCCGTGCACCGAGCAGTACGCCTCGGCGGATAGCGCAGAATCCGAAGCGCTATGACCATCACCCTCAAGAGCGGACGCAGCTGGGATCCAGGCATTGATCCCTATTGCTACCAACGCGCTGCTGAAGACCACAGAGATGCCGTGCTGTGCAGTGAAGCTTGCGGCTGCATAGGCTGCGGTGAAGTCTATCCGCCTGAGCAGATCACCCAATGGTGGGATGACGGTGCCACTGCGTGCTGTCCAAAGTGCGGGATGACAAGCGTGGTGATTGGATCGGCCTCTGGCTTGGCGATCGACAGAGAAATGCTTGAAATGGCTGGCGCCCATCTCATGGGTTGAGGCGCTGAGGTAGGCCTTGACCGTCGCTTCCCGTGAAGGGCTCCACGCCCCCGCCCAGGGTTCGCGCCCCAGCCCCTGCGTGGGAACACTGGGGGCATGGCACAAAGCAATGAATGGTGGAAGCAAGGCTCCACGCCCGTTGAATCCGCTGCATCCGGTGGCGACTGGTGGAAACAGGGTTCGACGCCTGTTGGAGATGGCGCGCCCAAGCCCAAATCCCGCAACCCCCTGGCCGTCCTGAACGACACAGCCATCGAGGCGGCGAACGCGGCGGCCGGCGGCGTCTCGGCGGCTGCGAACTTCATCAAGCCCGGCAACGATGTCTCGGGCTGGATCGATAAGAACATCATCCAGGCGGGCGAGGCTGCGCAGAGCGATGTGGTCAAGGCCTCGAAGCAGCAGTTCCGCCAGGAAGTGCAGGACGCTGAGGGTGTCGGCGGCGAGCTGGCGGCCGTGGGCAAGTACGTGGCGCAGAACCCGCTGCTGGCTGCTGCACAGGCGGCGGGCTCGTTCGTGGGGCCTGGCCTGGCGGTGAAGGGTGCTGGGCTGGCGGCGCGTGCTGGCGGCCTGGCTGGCAAGGCAGTGGAGACGGCAGGCCGCGCGGGCGGCGTTGCTGCTGGTGCTGCGATGGCTGGTGGTGATGCTGCTGGCACGGCCTACGACCTGGCGAAGCAGGGCGGCGCCACGGAGGATCAGGCTGTTTCTGCTGCGCGCGGTGCCAGCGTGCTGCCGGCCGTGATTGGTGGTGCTGGCGGTGCCTTCGGTGCTGAGCGGCTGCTGGCCGGCGGCAGGGGCTTTGCTGGTGGTGCTGCTGCGCGCGCCCTGAAGACCGGGGCCAGCGAGGCTGCACAGGAAGCAGTCGAGGAAGGCGTCACCCAGTACGAGGGCCAGCGGGCGGCCATGCCGTTCGACCCGAGCATCGATCCCTCGAAGGGTGTGGCGGCTGCGGCCGGCATGGGCGCGGCCCTGGGCGGCGTCACGGGTGCCGGCACATCGCTGCTGACGGGCGGGCACACGCGCGGCCAGCAGCCGCAGCAGGGCGAGCAGCAGGCCCCCACCGAGGAAGCTACCCAGGATGCGCCGCTGCTGCTGGGCAACCAACCGCCCGAGCGCCTGATCTCCTTCCCTGATGGCAGCGTCGGCCGTGTCGGCGAGGTGGAGAGCTACCTGGCCAACCTGCCCGAGGACCAGCGGGAGGAAGCCCGGGCCAAGATCATGGGCCAGTCCATCCGTGAGGTGAACGACCCGGCCGCGCAGCAGGCCCGCCGCTGGTGGGAGAACTACGGCGACGGCGCACCCCAGGCGCCAGGCCCCGACTACCTGGCCGAAGTCCAGGCCGCCGTACGCAGCGGCACGCAGTTCTCCACCCAGCAGACGGTGGACACGGTGCGCGATGCGATGGAGGACGCCTGGCTGGCACAGAACGTGGGTGCTGATCCTGCTGGTGTGCCAGCCCCTGGCGCTGGGCTGCAGGCTGCTGATGCCATGGGCGTGCAGCTGCAGGGCCAGTTCCAGCAGGCCAGCGAGGACGCCGGCATCGCGGCCGTGGACGCCCGCGTGCGCACCGGCCGGATCCTGTCTGGGCTGCAGAACCTGCTGGATGGCGGAGCCGAGAACAGTGCCCAGGTGCTGGGCGGCCTGAACGAGCGCCTGGCCCGCATCAACGAGCAGCCGCTCGACCCCGCCGAGACGCAGCGCGTGCGCCGCATGGTGGACGCCTACATGGGCTTCCGAGGAGTGGGCGAGCCGGCACCGCTGCCGGCCGACCGCGCGCCAGCGGTGGACCCCTTCGCAGACAACGCCGCCATGGAGGCGCTGATTCCCCAGCGCCCGCTGCAGCGCCCGTCCGAGCGCATGGGCATCAACCCTGCAGACGGCCCGCTCTCGCGCGGCGCTGCCATGGCTGTGGATGCCGGCTTTGACGCCACCCAGCAGGCCGCGCTGCAGGCCCAGGAGATCGCAAATGCCCAAGGTGCCCAGGCACGAGCTGCCGCCGTGGCCGCCCCAGCAGCCAATCCCCAAACCGGACCCGGCGCCCTGGAAGCCGCTGGGCCTGGCCCCCTGACCCAGAACGTAGGAGCCGCCTTTGTCCCGCAAGCCGATCAAGCCCAGCAAGCTGGCGCGCAACCTCCGCAAGCAACTGGAGCGCCAGGCGCGCCGGCTGCTGGTGCTGCTGCAGCGCAGGAAGGGCTGACCAATGCCAGCACCACGACTTTCAACAATGGCGCGCAAGGCGGCGCGGCGCCAGGCGCGCAAGGACAAGCGCAGGAAGCAGCGGCCCGCCCGGCCAACTGGCGATCCAGCGCGCTACCTGCCGGCCGCGTGGCCCGGGGTCTGGGAATAGATCCCAAGGGCAAGAGGCTGGCGCAGATCCTGGCCGAGGTGGATGCAGCTGACGCGGCGCGTTCGAACCCCGTATCACCAGCGACGAGGGATGCGGAGCTTGCCAAGCTGCGCGACGAATTGGGAGAGGGTGTGGGCACCTATGCGCAGAAGCTGGCGACAAGGTTGGGCGATGCGCGATACAGCCTGATGCAGGCAGAGAGCCTGTCTCCTATGCAGCAGCGTCTCTCCGGCAGCAATCTGGCTGACATGCGCGCAGAGATCGCGCGCCTGGAGAGCGCCGCCGAAAGTGCCAACGAGCTGGACTATGTCGCTATGCGGGACGACTTGAACCGGAGCATGCTGGCTGGCGCGCGACAAGAGCTGGATGCCAGTGCTCTCAGCGAAGAAGATCGCCAGACGGTTGCCTCCGCTGCCCGTGAGGCTGGCAACGCGGCAGATGCTGCCATGACAGTGTTCTCAGCCGTGGATGGCACTCAGTCGCCGGCGGTCGCGCGCAAACAGCGGCTTGGCCCTCAGTTCAGCCGCAGGCCTGGTCAGGACAGCGAAGGAACGGCGCCCGCAGCAGCGCAGCCGCCGGCCATGCGCCGTGCCACCACGTTCGCCGAGGCGCGCCTGGCGGCCAGGGCCTTCCAGGGCAAGCCACTGACCAATGGGCAGACGGGCCTGCAGGCGGTGGTCTCGCGCAACAGCCTGGACAAGATGCTCAGCAGCAAGGCTGTCGGCAAGTCCTCGGGCGCGCCTGCGCACTCCACGGCCGTGGCCAGCGTGGATCGTCTGTTCGAGGGGGCAATACTGGGCTGGTCGAAGGAGGATCGAGACAGCAATTCAAACCTGGCCGCCGTACATCGGTTCTTCGCGCCCATGGTGTTCGAGGGGCGCCAGATGCTGGCCAAGATCACGGTGAAGGAGACGGTGGACCCGAACCACTCGAATCCGGTCTACACCGTGGAAGCCGTGGACTTCAACGAAAAATCCCCCGCAGCTCAATGGGTGGACGCATCTGCCAGGGCCGATGGCCTTGACCTGACTTCCATCCGCTCTGCGGGGGACGTGGTCAGTTTAGCGCAGGCCATTGAGCAGCGCAACGCAGGTGGTCCCCAGCAGCGGGAGTGGGCCGGCGAGATGGCCAGCGATGCCGGCCCTAAATCAGCCCTCGCGCGGCCCCGCGACGTGAATCCGAGCCGCTCTACCGAGGACGGTGCCAGTGTAGGCCAGACCGGCACGGAGCCCGAATTCAGCCGAAACATGCCCGAGGAGCTGGCCCAGGCCATCCGCAAACTGCGCCCGCCGGTCTCCGCTGCCACGAACGCCTCTGTGCGCCAGGCCGTGAACGAGCTGGTCGGCGGCATGGGCATGCTCCCCAACAGCCTGGGCCGCATCGTGGTCACCACCTCCGACGACATCCGCGCCAACTGGGAGCCGCTGATCGGACCCGTGGCCATGGGCGCAGAGGGCGGCGGCAAGGCCCAGGGCTTCTACGACCCCAACACCAAGACCGTGTTCATCATCTCCGACCACATCGTGGCCGGCGATGAGCTGGGCGTGGTGGCACACGAGCTGATGCACAAGCACGGGCCTGCGGTGCTGGGCGAGGAGGGCTGGAACCAGCTGCATGGCGCCATCGGCGGCTGGGCCAGTGCGCCGGAGGGAAGCCTGGAGCGACAGGTCTACACTGAGGCGGCCGCCCGTGTGCAGGCTTCCGGCCCGGAGCTGTCCACGCAGGAGCTGTTCCCCTATGCAGTGCAGGTGGCACTGGAGATGGGTGTGCGCCCCAATGCCCTGGCCAAGCCTGGCACCGTGGCGCGCTGGCTCGACCAGGTACGCAAGGTGCTGCGCCAGGTCTGGGCCAAGATCGCGGGCAGCCGCAGCGACTTCGCCAGCCAGGACCTGGTGAACCTGGCCTTCGGCATCGCGCAGCGGGAGAACCCCGCGTTCGCTGGCGAGCTGGACGGCGCGGCCACTGCCCAGGAGGCGCTGAGTCCAGCCGCCCCCACGGCTACATCGGCGCCCGCGCCAGCGCCTGCCCGCCAGGATGTGCAGTTCAGCCGCAGCGCGCCAGCTGCCACACGCGACCGTGCCTACACGCCCGCCCAGGCACGCGCCATGGGTCGAGCCTTTGGTGAGCAGGCCAAGCAGACGCTGGCCGAAAAGGCTCTGGCCATGCGCCACAACATCGGCACCAGGCTGCGCCAGGGCTTGGTTGACCAGTTCGCTCCTCTGAAAGAAATCAGCGACAAGGCATACATGCTGGCGCGCATGTCCAAGGGGACGGATGGCGCCGTCGAGGCCACGCTGCTCTACGGAAAGATCTATCTGCGCGACGGTGTCTATGACGTGGACATCAAGGACGGCGGCTTTGCCAAGGTGCTGGCCAGCCTCAAGGGCGAGCACGACGACTTCTTCAAATGGGTGGCAGCCGTCCGTGGCGAAAGGCTGAAGGCTGAGGGCAAAGAGAACTTGATGACCGATGAGGACATCTCAGGCCTCAAGACCCTGAACTCCGGCCGCATGGCCGACGGCACGGCCCGTTTGCCGCTGTACGCTGCAGCGCTGCGCGAGCTCAACGCCTTCAATGAAGCCAGCCTGAAGGTGGCGCGGGACTCGGGCCTGATCGACCAAGCCGCCTACGACCTGATGAAGGACCAGCCCTATGTGCCGTTCTACCGCCTCATGGAGGAGGAAGGCGGCATGCGCGGCCCGCGCTTCAGCTCCGGGCTGGTGAACCAGCAGGCCTGGAAGAAGCTCAAGGGCGGGACGCAGCAGCTCAACGCCGACCTCCTGCAGAACACGCTCATGAACTGGAGCCACCTGTATGCCGCCGCCGCGCGTAACCGGGCCTCGCTGGAGACCATGGACGCGGCCGCGAAGATGGGCGCTGCCGAGCGCGTGCCCGCTGACACCAAGGGTTCGGTGAAGGTCATGCGCAACGGCGTGGCCGAGCACTGGGCCATCGAGGACCCGCTGCTGGTCGATGCGATCTCAGCCATGAGCTACACCCCACCGGGCATCGTCAAGGCTATGGCGCCGTTCAAGCGCCTGCTGACCTTCGGCGTGACGGTGAACCCCACCTTCAAGATCCGCAACCTGATCCGCGACAGCCTCTCGGCCATCGCCCAGAGCGACCTGAGCTACAACCCAGCCGAGAACGTTGCCAAAGGCTGGAAGGCCACGCACCACAGCAGCCAGACCTACGCCTCCATGCTGGCCAGCGGCGGCATCATCAAGTTCGGCACGCAGGAGAACACCAACCAGCTGCGCGGGCAGATCGAGCGCCTGGGCGGCACGATGCTGGACAAGCAAGGCTTCGACAAGCTCAAGGACCAGATGCGCTCTCTGTGGGAAACCTACGAGACCATCGGCGACCGGCTGGAGAACGTAAACCGCACGGCGCTGTATGAGCGCCTGCGCGCCAAGGGTCTGAGCCACGCCGAGGCCAGCTTCCAGGCCCGGGACCTGATGGACTTCAGCATGTCCGGCAAATGGGAGACGGTGCGTTTCCTGGCCCAGACCGTGCCCTTCCTGAACGCGCGCCTGCAGGGCCTGTACAAGCTGGGCCGTGCTGCCGGCGAGGACCCGCGCCGCTTCGCCGCCATGGCCGGCGCCGTGTC